AATCACTATTCAAGTGAGGACTATGGATCGGGTATACCCCCTGAAGTAGTTTAAGTTTTTGGAGTTCGTGCCTCTACTTTGGCGCAAACTATGGCCAGTTTTGACTCACTTAAATAAATATAAAACTATGCTAACGAGTATTGATTGCCGATTGTTGCTAACGAGGAATAGCGGTCTTTGTAGTTACGCTACCGAGGTCTTTATTGTTGTATGGAATCGGAATGTTGAGTACTTAATACCTCTGAGTTTTACATTTATACATAAGTAAACTTCTTATGCGCGATGTAAAAACAGGTTCAATTATCCTCTTCATTTCCTTTCTTTGACGATAAATTCACCCCCTATTCTTAGGATCAAGAAAGTCAATGTGATAAATGGACAAGTGTAATAAAGTTACGAAAATTAAATACAATGTTTATGCTGATTCAGATAGGTGTTTATTCATCTATAAAGACAGAGTGAATAGAGTGCGGCGATCGCTCTGGAATAAAATAGAAGGTCCCACATTTCATCTGTGTGGATATTCTATAAGGTTTTTCAATATGAGTAAGCCGGAAGCTCTCAAGCGTTTTTATGCTTGTTTTCCATCTGAAAAGCATAAATTCCAAGCGCAAGGGGGCTTAATAGACGGAGTTTCTGTTTTAATTACCATGTTGCAAGCTCTAGGTGAGTGTAAAAGCTCTAGATTTGAACACAACGTTAAGGAGATGCCTAATATCCTTAAGAGACTACTCTCCGAGTGGGATTTACTACTGTGTGAGATTTTGTCTCTAATTGAAGCTATCACGTCTTTAGAGTTGGATATTAGGTCGATAGTACGAGTTTGTTTGAACATATATACTATAGTCAGAAGAGGCAAAGCTGTTTTTGAGCCTCAGGGTTTTGATACTCTAGTTATGGGAACGCTCCTTGAGGCTATTCCAAATCCATTCAAGGCTATATTAAGAAACATGTCGTTGCTATCGAACGGTAAAATAATGGATGATGCTTCAATGTTTTCCAAATTAGTCAGCTTGATAGTTGATTTTTTGCGCAATATTGTCAACAAATTTGATATATTTGCTGCGGTTCGAGAAAAAATTTTGGAGATTCTCGATTATATTCCTTTTGGAAACAAACATTCGATACTCTCTGAAATTAAGAATCTTCTTAAAATTAGGAAACACGATCATGGATGTCTGAATGATGCAGATATTAGGGATCGTATTAAGGCCACCAAGGCCAAAATTGACGAATGCGAAGAGTTGACTGAAATGGCTTCTAAATCAGCACTAGTTAGGAAAATTTTATCTGAATTTTCTAACTTGTGTTCTTACTTGGAAGCATATGAGAGAAGTGACAGACAAGAACCGAGTTGTTTTATTTTTGAAGGGCCGCCTGGAACTATGAAATCGATTGTTATGAATCAGGTATTACAGGCCTTGGGCGAGAGCAAATATCTCCATTCTACAAAGCCTACTACTGATGGTAAGGACTTTTGGGATGCTTATGACAACCAGCATGACGTGGTCTTTGATGACATGGGCCAAATGGGAATCTCACAATGGAGAATGTTTATTAATTTAATTTCTTGTGTGAAATTGCCATTAGATTGTGCAGCAGTTGACAAGAAGGATACGAAATTCTTTAATAGTAAGCGCATTTTCGCGACAACAAACAATTTTTCAGGCCTGAATGGTTTAGTTAGATCAGACGGGATTTCAGACGTTAGAGCTCTATGGAGAAGAGGTTATGTGTTCTTGTTCAATGTGAAGAGATTCGGCGGTAGAATTGAAGGAAATATCGAATTCAAGTACTTCAACACTGACAAAGATAGATTCGAACGCGGTTTTCCGGATTTCATAACATCAGATGTTCCATCAATATTTCATATAGGGACAAATACTCCCCGCGTTAAATATATTAAGTGGATTTGTAGTATAGTGAAACTGTTTGACGCTCATAAAGAAACTCAATTTGCGTCTTTTGACTTATCCCAGAAAGAGCTAGAAGAAATTCAGTTTGAAGACTCAGCTGAACAGCAAGGATCAACAGTGAGTGTTCCTAAATCTAGTAGTATGGATTTGGTTGAATACGAGGCTGCTGATGATGTTTGCGATGTGGACTCCGAGTTTTTACAATGGATGGAATTTGGCTACCGTGTAGGCAATAAAGCAAATTGGGAACAACGATTTCTAGATTGGATAGGTACTATCGGTTTGGCTATAAAAAATTTTGTTTTCAAGTTATCTAGAAATATACGTAAGGGCATTGCTCAACTTGGCAAGGAAGTACTTGCTTGTTATCATTCTCCAGAATTACTTAAGGACTACGCTCCAACTATAATAGGCGTTGTAGCCAACGTAGTATGGATAGGAATGTTAATGATGCTGAATAAGCTGGCAGATCGCGTAGCCGCCAGCGTAGAAGTCCAAGGATTTGCTAATTATGCTAAGGAAAAGTCAGTAAAGAGTGAAAACTGTAGCACTATAATATCCCAGGTATCTAAGTCGGTCTTTAGAATTAAATCTCACTGGAGTAATGGGGGTGACTGTCACGTTAGAGCTCTGGTATCTGGTCATTGCCTAGTATTACCCGGGCATGCTACCGAGCAATACGGTCACCTAACTGTTTACAAAGATTTTGATAGTGACCACAGACTCCTGGACCATGTGGAATACCGAAGAGTTTACTTGAATACCAAAGAAGATCTTAGTATAGTGATGATAAACCCGTCTATAATGACTCCATTTAAGTCAATGAGTAAATTTTTTAAGAAACCTGATACTCAAAACCAATGGCTCGTCAATGAAGAGTCACGCATTCCAGTCGGTTCTATTGCTAAAACTAGATTTAGGAAAGATCCTATTGTGTATGATGTCAGTACTAGAGGAACAGAGAAATATCAATGTGAAATTGGAGTCGATAGCATGACTACATATTCTGTTGAAGGAAAAGGGCTATGTGGTTCTTTAATAGTTTCGCAAGACAACGGAATAGCTGGAATGCATGTGGCAGGTCAACCTGGCGTTATGGGAGTAGCTATTAATTGGAGAGAAGACACTATAAATGACGTTAGACGAATTTTAGATGAGGATAAAAACAATTATCTTAATTTTGAAATTTCAGATAAAATCATTCCGAACTTTAGTGGAATCAAAGTCAATGCTGGGTATAATACTAGTGTTGGTAGCAAATCTAATTTAATACCATCTCCTTTGTATAATGTATATTCAGTAGATAGAGTGCCTGCTGATTTGACAAGCTGCGGAAAATTTACTGTGAAAGATATGGCTAAGAAGTCGTATGAACCAGTTCAAGACATTAATGTAGATGAACTGGAATTCGCTAAAAGAGCCATCGATTTGATAATACCTGGTTTTGGTGATGCCAGCGAACAAGATGTGATTAAGGGCAGAGACAATGTAGCAGGTATAAACATGAAATCATCCAACGGTTTTAATTGTTTAAAATTCAAAAGCGACTACATTGATAAAGAGGAAGGTATCTGTTTACCAACATTTAAGAAGGAGCTGGACAATTTTGAAAACGATCTCGATAACGGAATAGTCGATCCTAGTTTAATGCTTAATGTAGAAAATTTGAAAGATGAACTTCGTAATAGAGAAAAGGCTGGGAAACCAAGGAGTTTCAGAGTCAGTACTTTGCATACACAGTTTTTGACCAAGAAGTACACCATGAATATGGTCAGCTCTATAATGCATAATAGAGACTTTAATCAAATAATGGTTGGTGTCAACCCATACAAAGAATGGGATGCTATGTATAAACGTCTTAGACAGTGCTCTGGAGTTTGGGCTGGTGATTTAAGCTCTTGGGATGGTAAAATGCTTCCTCAAGTTCAAACAGCCGTCATTAGAATGATGTTAGTTAAATATAAAGGAAAGCATAAGAAAGCTTTGGAAACTTTACTTTACTCAATTCCGTATAATCTGGATAATATGAT